ATAATATTACAGCAACCAATGCTGGCCCAAGCCTTAAAGCGCTCCCCGGTTCGGAGAAATTTTGGCTTAGCGCTCGCTACGAGAGTGTGTCCTGGGTCGCTACTGCCAGGTTATTTACCCTCACACATAGGCATATTATAATCCATTGCCTACCATGGATGCACTGTCTTGGCCCCAGTGTCTGCTGGTTTTTCAACGGCCATAACCAACTTAATCTTTCCCTTTTGGTCCTTTGGAATTTCCTCTAGGGGGAGTTGGAGGTCGTACGATTCCTGCGCTTAACGGTTGCTGCTGCTTCTTGTTTTGGTTATCCATTTGCTTGACGTCCACATAGTCGTCCCGCGCCTGGCGTCTTCCTCTCAATCGCTCCAGTTTCCGTTCCGCCGCTATCATCTTAACTTCCTCTTCTTCCGAATCCGCTTCTGCTGGTTCTCTTTTCAACTCCGCTTCAAGATCTTGCACTCGTTTCTTCAACTCTGCATTCTCATCACGGGGTTTAATAGTTTCTACCAGCGTAACGCGCCGCGCGACCTCAATCCTGTCTATAGGAGCCACTCTAGATATTAACGCAATTTTGGCCTGCTCTGTCAACTCCATCTTTGCTGGAAGCATTGATAGGGTTAACCCAGCAGTTGCCAAGTTTAGCGTTGCAATCGCCAGGGTCTTATAAACAGATGGTGACGCTGTGCTACCCGCTGCCTGCCCGTACCATACATTGCCGTTGTAAGCGGTTAGTATAGCACCAGCAGCCAGCACTAGTAGTTGAACTGACCATCCGACGTAATCCACAGAGAATGTGTCGAATCCCGAAGGCGTAGACACATTAGTCTTTTGGTCAATTTCACTCCAACGCGGGGTGATCTGGAAAGAGTAAGTAGGCACTCCGTTTAAATTGGTAACTACGCTGTTTCCATCAGTCTGAAGCTCCGCCATAGTACTTGGGGATCCGGTGCCGCCCGTTGAGGTCTTATGCGCCGCAAACCCTCGTCCTATAACTCGGCTATCTGAATCTGTAGTAGCGTCCCATTGCACGGAGTACAAGCCTGGGTAATTGAATTGGATTTTGGTAGTGTCTCCACCAGGTGCCAATACCACATAGTCTTCAGGTGCAGAACTAGTGGTATTTTGAATCATATTCGTCGGAGCCATACTATTGACCCAAGCGGGAGTTGTCAAAGTCGACGTAGTAGCTGTGTACCAGCTCTTCCAAAAATTCAACGCTCCCGCCAAAGTCACCTTAGGCGTGTACAGGGTTACATCATATTCAACGTACAATTTGCCAATAGCCGCCGTCGACGCACACCCCTCAGTCGCCAAGGTAAAGCGCCCATAATCGTACAGTCGGGGGTCAGCCCCCGCAGGGACTGACCCCGTCCTGACGTACAAGGGTTTCTTACCAGCGCCTAAGCAGCTGTGAGACAACGTTTTCCATACATTAGAAGATACTGCCCCCATATAACCCATTAGGTCCTGTTCCCCAGTAAATTGAGCATCCTCAACATCTAATTGTGTGGCCATATACATATTCCCCTTATCAGTAGTTGATGAAGATGAGATGACGCGGAATATCAACTTGTGAAACATATAAGATTCAAACAATCCCCCCAGGGAGCCCAGCCACGGAAAACTACCGATCAAACCAGGATTTAAGTTATAAATCTGGTTAGTACCGCTAGTACTGTAGCCTACACTCCCCGGAATAGTGTCTAAAAACTCCGTGTGCTTGACATTAAACCCACGCCCCTGGTTAATCAAAGGGCCTCGTTGCCGAGACGACGATCCGACTGCTATTGGCACACCTTGCGACATGCTAACAACTCCGGATCCCTTTGGTTTCTTCCTGGGCTTGGATTTGGTTTTCAATTCCACTCCATCCATAACAATCCTTGGCCCTGGTTTCCGAGCGCCTTGCGGCACATGTACCACCATGGCCATATTGTTATTTTTCTTCTTCTTTACTTTCTTTGGAGGCATAAATGGATAGTTTTGTGCCACTCCACTAGCACTCTGGTTCTCTCGGTGTTCAACTCCGACATTCAACTTAAGCAAAGCAGTAGCTTTCGCTACTAGCTCCTCTACTCTTGGATGCCATCTCATCTCATACCGATACTGATCCAATCTCCCCTCAAAGTCGCTCGTAGCATACAGTAACCTGTATGTGGAACGAGCCCAATTTTGGGGCACTCCTTTAACTATCCCGTCATCCTCTCCGATTCGGGTACTGCAAAATTCAAAGCTGGTTTCTTCACATTTCTCAAACATTTTAACTACATGCCCAAGAGCTTTGTATCTCGCTATCATGATAGAAGGTTCAACCGTCGTATTTTCCAAGGAATCATCTCCCATGGCAAAGACCGCGGTGGATCCTGCTAAAAGTCCTGCTAATACTCTAGCTCTTGAATTTCCAGTACTAGTGTTATAGCTGCCACTACAACGCTTTCCTGGATATCCTTGGGCAACGTATCGTCCATCGGACAACATAAACATTGACCACATTTCACAATGAGCTCGCGCTCGTAGTGCTGTGTGGTATGATGTTCCTGTCATCCCGATGAGATGAGCTCTGAAGTCAGCTTCCCATAACATTTCCCACCACTGCATACTAAAGTCCCATCCCGATATGTCAGCTTCATATGGATTAGCCATGGTTTTCCACGTTGCGAATATCTTTCCTATAGAGGCGTCGTCTAATCCCATTCCTGGTTTTGACGGGATTGCATCCCAATTTGCTATTTCCATAGCATTTTGTCGCCCGTAAAGGATTCTTTCACACATTTGGTCTACCAATGACACACTCGATATTAACCGCAGCCTGCCCTCTGCAACTTTAGCAGGATTATGAGGTTCGTTTTTGACGAAAACCCTTACGGGATCACAAAAACCAGCCATCACAATCTCCACTGCATGCTTCGGTAAGGCTTCGGTTTCAGACAGCAGCCTCAACCGAGCTTTAACAACTTTCTTCAACAGGTCAGGAAACTTTTGTAACACATCGACATTCTTCGCACATCCCAATGTAGCGAATGGCATGCCAGGAGACGAATCTCCCTCTATGTTCTTCACTGCATTTTCGTACGAATAATCGAAGCCTACATCAGAAAACTTCCCATCTAGAAAAGCCCAAGGGGCTGGTGACTTCGGATACCATCCTAACATGATGTTAGTGGCGTCTTCAATCACCTTCCGATCAGGCTGCTTAGCTCGTATATGCTTATCTGCTTGTAAAGTTAAAGACTTTAGCTCTGCTTCTGCACTTCTATTCGGCCATACCCACCTGTTAATTTCCTGAGCCATTTTGGAGTCATACCATGTACTTTCTCTAATTGTGCCATTTGTTTCCCTGTCAGGTAACATCTTGCCAAGGGCAAGAATAGCAGGGGTAGGGCGCTTTGGTTTGGATTGAGCAAATCTGAATCCTGCTTGCCCTGCGAAATATAACTCCAAGCCTGTGCCGGGAGTGGTAACAATGCCACCATTGCTAATTCTTTCGACTCCGCCTTGTTTTCTAAACCATTCAAGTAATTCTTGTTCAGCTTGCCCGACTGGTTTAAACGGAAACCGGTCCTCGGGACGGTGCCCTTGAGGTTTGACACCTCGCTGGACTCACGCCCGTACCACTTTCCGATTACCACAGGTTTCTGCTTTCTCATCGACTTTTTGTGATTTTCTGTCTTATGATCCGCTTTACACACATTACATGTGTATCGCGTAGTCTTTCCAGATTCATCACTCCATCTTTGTATCTTAGCATATTCCCCTAGGGATCGCGTTCTCTCAAGATACTTGTGTTGGCTTATATACAACGCTTTCGCTTCAGTTTGCAAAGAGGTGTTGGTGTTACGATCATACAACAACTCATCATACAATGTGGGGCTTCGGACTAACCCAGTCTCGACTCGTATCCACAGAGCAGCATGTTCAAGATCTTCAAACATCTCTGGCTCACGGTTTCGCAATTCCTCAGCTTGATCGTCTTTCGATTCAATTAAGTCTATCGATCCTTCGACCGCTTCTTTAATATCATCTAATCCGACTCCCTTCCCCGTCATGGTTCTCACCCGACTTCGAAGCTGAGCTTTTTGCTCCTCCGCAGCTGTAGACTGTCTAATCATATCAGTAATCTGGTACAACAAATCTCTAGGTGTTGTCCCCTTATTAGTAATTATGAACCGCTTACCACCTGTTTTCGTATCTGTCGAGGCATTGACGACCTTATCTTTTTGTTTATCACGGGTGTCAAGGTATCCCAATGCTTCTTCATCAGCTGCATCCATATAGTTCTCTTCGATGACATCATCTAGGTCTTCTACATAATACTGCGTTTGAATTACATCAGATTCCTCGAGCCGCCTATAAACTAAGGGTGTTATACATGCCCCATAATTAGTGCCTGTTAATAAGTCCGCTCCTCTATGTATGCCATACACCATGCCATTCGAACCGATTAAGGCTGTTCCTGACCATGTAGGCTCTGTTGAGGCCTCATGCACCACTTCCAGAGGTATCGTTTGACTGATATTCGCCATACCAGTACTCATATACATCTTACCATTGATAAATCCGCTTGCCGTAACTCGTTGGCCTTGCTTAGGAATTAATTTTGCAATTCTGAGTTGCTGCACACCTAGTGTAGACCAAGTAGCACGGGGCACCCTAAACGCAACAAAATCCATGTCTTCACAATTAGAGTACATAACTACATC